GCCTGTGCTGGTAAATGTTCCGTCTACCCAGACTTCGTGCAGGATAATTTCCTCGTCGGGGTCAGGGGTAATCGGGGCAAAGATGATGCTGATGGGGGCGCGGTAGTGCGACCCAGCGGGGCCGCCAGCGTTGAAGTTGGGGAAGGCCTCTTCGGTGTGGAGAACAGTGATTTCAGGAAGGTCACTGGTCGAAGTATGCCAGTATCGCCTACAAAGTAGGTGGCTTTGTTTGTCTCCACGTTGGAATCCGTAAATGCCTCCAGTACCTATGGGGCCATGACTATCGCGTCCCCAAACGGCTGTCCCAGGTTCGAGCCAGTACAAGTCTGTTCCGCTCTTGAAGTACATCCGGCCATTCGCGTAGGCCATTTTCGGGGCCTCTCCATCAGCGAAGGTCGGTCGCGTCAGCGCCCCCTCCACGAAGCTCGTCAGCTTCATCACCTTACTGCCGTCGAACCACATAAGGCCCTCGGTAGAGGCCCACATGACACCCTCGCCGCAGGTTGCATAAGCCCGATAAGCGCACAATCCGTGGCTGTCCAAGAAGTTCAGGTCAAAGGAAGTTTCATCCCATCCCGTGAATACCCATACCCCATTCGGCTTGAAGATCAGCAGGTGCTCCCGCCAACTGACCAGGCCGACGACGGGGTTGCTATCCCCTACGGTGAGGACGTTCTCGGTCGGCCAATACCACGGGGCATCGAGTTCGCTGTAGTATACCTTGTTAGCCAGGCCGGTAGTGTAGGGAGCGTTCGGATCGTAGTACAGCCCTCGCGTGTAGCTTTCGGAGGTCTGAGTCACCCGCGCCATGAAGAAGCGTTCGTTGTGGGCGCAGAGTTCTTTTCCATACGGCGGCACGGCGTAGTCGCAGTCGAAAGTGTCGCCGAGTTGAGCGTCTGGCGTATTGTCCTCGTAGGATGTAGCCGTCGCGCCCTCCAAGCGGGCTACCAAGCGATACGCGCCGACTTGTGCCCCGTCGTCGGTGCTGAGGCTAGAAGCCCGGTAAAGTTTGCGGTAGACAGTGTTGCCGTAGATAGAAGCCGCGGGAGGTGCGGGTATCTTTACCCACCTGATACTTTCGTCATCGCCGATCACGATAGGCGCAGATGGTTCAGAGGGGACTGATTCCCACACGGTTAGCCCGTTAGAATCCACCTCCTCGAATGTTACGACTGAACGGTAAGTCCCCGCCGCCATCTGGCCCGCCGTGCCTGGGTGGATTCCCAAGTACAGGTCCTCTATGTGCCCACTCCAGGTATCGTGATCTGGACCGCCGCTACCCCAGCCGGCCATCACGTACAGGTAGCGATAGGCCCGCGTGCTGGTAATCATCGAGCCCGTTGTGGGGTCGCTCATGTCCGCGCTTGAGGAGACATACAGGGTTACGGTGTTCCCCTTACGAGTTATTCGGCAGTAGTAGGTGCCTGGGGCTGCGGCCCGTGCAGCCTCTGGCAAGGTGGGGGCATCTGTCCAGTCATAGAGGTATATCCCCCCATTCGCTGCGAAGAGGTGCAGGCCAGGCTTCCAATTCTGCCCAGTGCCGACGACATTCGCGAAGCCCAGTATGCAAACAGGCCCGCCGTCATTGCTGCCGCCGCCATTGTATAAGGTGAAGCGGAAGTCGAAGTCACGTATGCCTGCGGCCCCCATATCGCGGTAGACATAGCCGCCATCATCGGCGGTCATGTCCGTGGCCGTAATGCGATTGGCGGCGACCGTTATATGGCTAGAGGGGTCTATTTCCGTCCACACCGTAGAGGTAGAAGTGAAGTTCTCCTTATCCCCTACGGTGGGTGGCGAAAAGGGGCTGAGCAGCCCCACATCGCCGAGATGAGCACCGTCCCAACGACGCATCCGAGCAGCCGAGCGCAGAATGTAGAGGTATTCATCATGCTCTGCCAGCGCGAAGCAGCCTCCTGTCTCTCCGGTGGAAGGTTCACCAGAGGTATTTAGAGACGACCAACTTTTTCCGCGAAAGAGTTCATAGCCGCGAGACCACTGCGTGGGGGTTTCGTTGGCCCAGTCGGTGTCTAAGTAGTACAACCCTCCATCGGTAGCAAAGGCCAACAGTTGATTATGGGTGCTGTTCTTGAACTCCCACAGCGAAGCTACTGTGGTGTTTAGCTTGTCGTGAATGTAAAACTGGTCGCGGCACCACTTGAGGGAACCATCGCCCAGCACGCGCACCGAGGCGGCGTCCACCATCCGGCCCTCTGCGGGCTGACGGTTATAGCCCACATTCGGGTCTAAGCCCCCGAAGGCTAACCACTTGAGCGTTTGTAGCTGGTCATCAGGCATCAGGGTTTCGGTTGCTCCTTAGGCCAAAGCGGGTCTGTACCCAAGAAACGGGAAGTCAGCACTTGGAGCTTTTGCAGGTACTCGTTGGTCGCCTGCGCTGCATAGCCGTAGAACCCCCGGCACTCCATACAGCGGGAGACTGCGTAGGCCTCCATCGCCGGCCAGAAAGCCCGTGAAACCACTGGGTCAACCGAATCACTCATAGCCCCTGTCTCCGCGGATAGGTCGCTTGCCTCAGCAGCGAACTTGTACCCGTAAGGAAAGGCCACATAGTAGACGCGGAACCAATCCGTCGAAGGCACCGGCGTACCCACATCCAGGTGAACGTGCCCGGCTCGGATTTGGTAATATCCGCTGGTGCTGCTCCCGGCCAGCATCACTGACTTCGGCCCATAAGAGGAACGCACATCCAGCGGCTTGAGTTGAATCTGGTCCCCAGAACGCGAGTAGATCACGGAACGCACCCACAGGCAGTCGTCGGGCAAGGCATAAACCGTGTCGGTAGTGATCGGCGGGGTGGTTTTACTAGTCCAGTTGTTCGCCTTGAGTTGTTCGGATGCGGCTGCGGTAGGGATGCGGGTGAGGATGTCCAGCGCGGCCTCGCAAAGGAAGGCGTAGATTTCGTTGCTGGTGATGGCCGTCAAGTCCGGGTCGCCAATGCGCAGCGAAACTCGCCGTTTCATACCTCTACTGATGTCTCCAGTAGCCATAGTTATTTCTCCCTGCGCGGTTCTATACGCTGCGGTTCGCGGTGTATCTCCCCCAATGACAACAGCGGGGCCAGTTCTGCCTCAAACTTCTGCTGGTACAGAGAGGCCTTGTTTTCCTGGCCGGGAATGTCGTTTAGCAGGTGCGATAGGGCGCATGTCACAATCGCATGGTGATATTGTGCAGGCACGGCGGGGACATCGGCGTCTGCCGAGAGCAGCGGAGGCCCCTGGTACATATAGACCACAATGGCTTTTCCCGCGGTCTCTGGCGCAGGTTGCAGGTACAGGTCGGCCCCAAACCGCGCCCACATCGAAGGCGTTCCACTGCCGTCGTACGTTCCTTTGTGTTCGAGAAGCTGCTGGAAACTGACATGCGCGAGAAGTGCCCCATCCAGCGTCACGTACAGGACCTGCGCGGGTGCATCGTAGAGCGTGTAAGAACTCTGGTCCGCCACCGTGACCGTCGAATAGGTCCCCATCGAATAGGAGAGGCGGGCATCCACCTCGGCGTTGGCTACGCGCAGGTAGGTTTCCATCGCGGTCTTGTCTGCCCCCACAGTAGGGAAGGCCTCGCGCATGGCACTCCACAGCATCTGTTTCATTTCCAAGAAGGTTAGACCGTCATAGCGTGCAGGCATTTCGCCTTCTCCCTAACCTCGTTCACACAATCTATTATACGCCCATTTGTCGCCAAAGGCGAGTACGGAGCCGCTGCTCGTTTCTGAATCATTTCGGCAACGTGCGGGGCCATGCCTAGTTCCAACCTGCGGAACAGCCGAGGCCACTCGGTCACGTAGTCTGCGCACAGGGTCTCATAGGCAAACACGGGGATGTGGTTCGCCTCTGCTGCTCGCAGGTCGTCCCACAACTGAAGTTCGTGGGCCACCGCCAGCATAGCCACCACTGAATCATCTGGTTCTTTCTCCGGCCAAAGCAACCGCCGCTCTTCGGGATGGTTGATGCAGATGCCCCGGAAGTACCAATCGAAGGCCTTCAGACCGTGCCAGCGAAGTAGAAACTCCACGTTTGCCAGTGTGTCCCGCGTGATATAGACGAGCTTGTGCTGCTCCTGATCCAAGCAGTAGAAATGATACGGCACCGCAAACTCGTCCTTCACCACGCTCACTTTGTCAATGTGCCCCCGCAAAAAACGGTTGAGGGCGATGACGGCCTTCTCGTGTCGCTCCGGCCTGTACCCGCCAAAGAGCAGCGGCCCATTCGCCTTGTCGTGCTGGAAAGGTTCCTCCCTCCACTCCTTGCCCACGGCGGCATGAATAATCTGCGATGCCCACTTTGTCCCGCTGCCAGGATAGCCCAGTACCCAGATCATCTCTGTACCTCCATGATTAGCCGTGCCGCCTCCTGCCGCATGGCGTCGAGGTCAATCGTGGTAGCCTCTTCGCGTACGCGGGCGAGGAAGGCCTGTACTTTCGGCTGGTTCGACGCCGCTTCCGTTATTGCGAGAGGCCAGCACTACCTGCCCACGCGCCTCTAGCGGCAAGGCCCCCCAGATGGGATGATCGAGAAAGTGCGGCTCTCCCGCCAGAAAGTCTACGAGCATTTCTTCTGCCAGTCCTCCCATGACCATTCATAGGCTTGTCCGCTCCGGGCCGTCCAGCGCAGGAAGGCGCGGGCCTGGGCCGGAGTCGTCATTGTGAGCAATGACCAGTGAGGCGCGTTCCCTGCTGACTTGGAGCACTTCACGCCCCCGACTGTGATTAGCGGCAGGCGCACCTCCTCGCGGCGTCGTCCGGCCAGGGCGTAGAGTTCGCGCTCACTTTCTACGTACCGTGCCATGCCCTCTGCCGCGCTTTTGGGCTGCATCCAGCGCAGCGGATCGCCAAACTCCTGCCCGCGAATCAGCAGCGAGGGGTGGTTGACCACAATGTCATCGCAGAAGACGGTCGCCCAACTAACGTTCCCCGCGCACAGCCTGTACAGTCCGGCCAGGAACTTGTCCGTCTGCTTGCCGAGGGCGCGGGCTACCATTGCCTCCTCTGGGAACTGCCAGGCCGGGAAGTACACTCGGCGGAAGGGCACCTCCACAAAGCGGAGCAGGTTGTGCAGGTCGTTCATGGCCCCGCCGCCGTCATTGAGCGCCAGGCGGGAAGCGTCTATCCGAATGTCCAGTGGTATCCCCCGCCTCCGGCAGAGGTCAGAGGCGAGCAGGATAGTCCGAGCGTGGCCGATGTGATAGACCTGTTCGCGAATCTCCGGCTGGGCGGTGGCGGCTAATCCGGGCATACCGAGGCCAATGCGTCCTCGCATAATCAAAGGAACCTCCTACCAGACAATCTTCCCGACCTGGCTTGCCAGGTGCCCATCAGAGGCGAAGACGCAGCTCCTTTATTGGTGTTTACTCCGTACGACTGTCTTCTCTACCGTGTTGGCAGCCAGCCAGTAGTAATGCAGGGTGCTGCCGAGCTTCTGCACATGAACAGCCGTTGTCCCCATGCAGATGTGCGGCACCACGCCCAACTTCTCTGTCACCTCACAACTGAAGGCCACGTCGCCCCCATTGTGATACTTCCGCATCAGGGCCTCTGGGTCCTCCCACCCCACCGCCTCCAAAAGGTCCCGCCGAATCAGGGTACAGCCCAACGCCACGCTCGTCACTGGAACCGTCCGACGAAAGGCGAACTGGTCTACCGGAGGGCACCGCAACTTGCCCACAGTACCCAAGGTGCAGTTCATCAGTTCGGGGGCATGGCGAGCGGGGGTAGCGGCCATGACGAGGGGTAGTCCAGTCTCCATGAGTACCCGGAGTGTGTCCGGCTCAACTATCTGGTCACACTCCACTGAAAACAACCACTCGGCATCGGTATGCAAAAAGGCCTGCCGCAACTTCTCTTGCACGGCCATGACCACGGTGAGGCCATGATCATCATATCCGCGCCAGTTATGGCGGGTGCCTGGGGAGGGTTCGCTTAAGCAGTCCTCTGTGGCTTGCCGGTCGGCTTTCCAGCGGCCCCACTCATCAAGGGCACTGGGCGCACGGTGAAAGACGCCGTGGTAACGCAAATCCGGCCAGTCCAGCTTCCCCACCGCCTCCAGCACCTCCCGCCAGACGTAGGCCAGCGCATCCGTCACCGTCAACCCTACCAGAACTCGGCTTGGCATAGGGCCTCCTTCTCGGCGTAGAGATGAGCGTCAGACGCCAGCAAACCACTGAAACCCAACCGCCGCGCCAGAGGCCCATTTCGACGAAGAGCCTGCACCGCTTCCCCCGCAGTCACCGTCTCCGCGCCGACAATCGAGGTCCACCGGCAATCCGCGTGACACTCGCGCATGGTTTTCTCGGCGCGTCCTTGCCAACTCGATCCCATGCCAAACAGATGTGCCACCACCACTACCGGGTCCCCACCAGATTCCAGCACGCCCTGCCGCCACTTCTCCATCTGCGGGGCGCTGTCCGCGGTCCCGTCAGCCATCGTTTCCTTCTCCCACCAGTTCATTGGCACGAACCACGTCCAAACGGAATTCACGCGCTCCAGTGCCGCAGCCGTAAAGACGCCGAGCCGCCGGAACCATCCATCCTGATACCAGCGGTAGAACTCCAGGTCTCTTAACTGGTCAGGTTTGTCGGGCATGGGGATAGCATTACGGAGGCTGCCCCAAGCCTTCTGCGCCCAGCGGTCGAAAGACCAGTATACCGAAGTCAGGTCTACCCGCGAGGTCAAGTGCCACGCCGTAGGGAAGGGGCGGTCTCCGGTGAGTACGTGTACCAACACCCCGTCCCAACCTTCGTCGAGTATTTCCGGCAGGGCCTCCAGTGCCCGGTCTTCAGATTCGGGATTCCAACACGAAGGGCCACTTACCAGTGGATTCCCCGTCGCATTATGAATCCCCTCGGCACACCGGAAAGCCATGCTCTCGCCCAGGCACCCTAACTGCTCCCAATTCGGCCACCGCACGATCATCTTCAGTCCGTACTTGTGTCCCAGCTCTATCTCAGATTGCCAAGGTGCGCTGTCCCTGCACGCCAGCACATGGGTAAAGCCCCAAGACTTCAGCATCTCCATTTGCTGCTCAGTATGTCTACTGTAGCTAGACGCGCAGAGTATCATGCTGCTGCGGGAGAGGACCCCGGCCCTTGGGACCGCCGTCCTCTCCCCATTACCGCTCCTATTCAATTGTTTTCACCACTAGGCGCAGAGAGCCCCATTCCAGTATACACTGCCCTCAGTATGGCTGGTCTCGGCGATGGTGAGGTCAATGTTGTAGATGACCCCGTTAGCCCGCCGATGGTCGCAGATGAGGTTGCCAGAGAACTTCAGCGTGTTCAAGTAGAGCACGTTGTTGTCCGCCGGGCGCATCCACGAACCAAGTTGCAGGAACTCACCAGGGGTAGCATACAAGTGGAACGAGTCCCAAGTCACGAAGTACAAGCGGTAGCCTGCCTGCAACGCTCGCGTAGATTTGGTGCCGTCGTAGGCCGCGCCAGGCACATTGCGGTCTCGGAAGATGGGGACCTCTCCGATCCGAAGAACATTCGTTCCCCAGTCCACCTCGTAACCCTGCCGAACACCCGCTAGATAGGTGTTCTGGGCAATCAGGTTAGCGAGGTGATCCCACACCGGCCCTTGGCAGAAGCCAGCATCCGGGAGAACCCCGTTGTAGTCTTCCATAGTGTGAAGCATCTTCATGACGTTTTCCAACGAGGGGGAAACCCCAGTGTCGGTGCCGGTCGTGTGGGCGGACTCCATCGTGAAGGCCTCCCACTCCGGCAAGTCGTCGGTGCCAATGCCTGCGTAGGTATTCGCAGTACCAGTCTGCCCGACGCCATCTATCGCATCTACAAGAGATGCGGGATAGGTGGAGGTCTGAGCGGTCCAAATCCAGCGCTCCATGTCGGTACGGGCGCTATCAGCGAGAATCTGGGTCTGCGTGGCAACGTAGTTGGCGATCTGCTCTGGCCCCTGGTTCTCGTTGATGTCATCATCGTGGAGAGCCAAGTTCCAGTATTCGTAGGACTTCGCCAGCGTGACCTGCGTGGCCGGAGTTCCGGTCAGCGTGGTGGTCCCGGAGAGATTGCCTGTACGGGAACGGGTTGCCCCGGCAATCTCTCCAGTACGGATGGGGTAGTAGACGTTGGTGGCGGGGTTGCTCTCTACCCGTGAGGAGAGTGTCCGCCAAGCACGTGTGCCCTTACCGAAAATCTGGTCCTGTAACCGCGGGTTTATCCAGTCTTCGGTAATGGCTTGGATTCTAGTGTTTTGGTATGGCAGAGCCATGTTGGATTACCTCCATGTCTCGCCACCGCTGTTATTTCTTCAGCATGCGCGCCAGCATGTTTTTCGCTGCGACGCTATCACTAGGCACAGTTTCCTTGACCTTCTTGGCACCGCCCCGGGGGGCAGTCGGTGGGACACTAGCAGCGCGGGCCTGTTGTTCACGCTCCGCACGAAGCCGCTTTTCCACCGCCTCATCCACAATTTCCTCGTGGAATAGGCTGTTGAAGGCCACCTTGGGGCTAGTGGTGCCAATTTGTCCCATGTGTTGCAACAGTTGCAATACGCCCTTGTCCCCCATATCGTTGAAGAAGGGGTGTTCTTGGGCCACGGTTGCAATCTCACGGGCCAGGGCTTGCTGCCCATACATCAAGTCCTGCTGCCTAGTTTTGGCCTCAAGCTGGTCAATCCGCTTGAGAGCCGCAGCGAGTGCCGGATCGGTGTACTCATAATGTACGTCGTCGGCAGATTCGGGCGCGGTTTCGCCCGGAGCTGCTGGCATGGGTCCTGCCCCCTGTAGGAAGGTCAGAACCCGCGCTTCGAAGTCTTTCTCAGCGGTAGCGAGTTCGTTTCGCTTTTTGCTGTAGTCGCGGGTGCCGCGACTCACGTCCTTGCGTAGCGCAAACTCCCGTAGTTCCTCAGGCGTTGCGTCACGCACCCAGTCGGCGTACTCTTCATCGCTGAGACTGGCCGGGTCAACCGCTTCGCTATCCGCGGGTTCGTCTTCGCGGGCGTCTGCGGGGCTATCGGTTGCTTCAGCTTCTGAGGGTTCAGGCTCCTGTACGGCGCGGATTGCCGGCGAGATGGCCGACTCCTGCGTCTCCGGGGCCTTCTCCTCTTCCTGAGTGCCTGCCATGATGTCCTCCTTGTAGGGTTGGGATTATAACGGCATTTCGCCGGTTGAGTCCAAACGTTCGCGCTCTAACTCGGCGCGAATATGTGCAGCGGTCTCTTCCTGAGCGGCGCTGGCGAGTTGTGCCTGTGCCGCCTGCCGCATGCGCTCCATCATTGCTTGACGGCCTGGCAAGCGGAGGGCGTCGAGTATCATCTGCTGGTCAATCATACCGGTGGGGGCCAGGGCCATGACGGTCTGCGCTAGTTGGGCCTGGCTCATCGGGATGTCGCTCGACGGGGCCACCAACACGCGGAAGGGAATTGGACGGTTATCCATGTCGCGCAGGTTCTTGGCAGAAACGGTGGCCCGCCGGGGTTGGTCGTCCGGCAGAAAGCCCACCAAGTCCCTCACCGAGTAGTGCGTCAGCAAGTCCAGCAGCAATTGCCCCACCTCAGCAAGCTGAATCTGGAAACTGCGGATGATCTGCCGCAGCCTGGTCTGCGCCGCCTCCTGCAAGTTTGAGATGGCTACCCCGGTCGTGATGCCCGGTGGCCGTTGCCCCATGATCGCGGGCTGCACCCCAGTCCAGTTCTCCCACATGTTCAAGTAGAATTGCAGGAGGTTCATCACATAGGTGGGGAGATTCGGCGGGACGTTAGGCGTAAGGGCGGCCTGGGGGTGATTCAGAGTATGCACGCCGCCAGGGGCATTGTCCAATTTGTAGCCCCCCGGCCCGGATTTCGTCCAACTGGGGTTCGTGGAAAGACGCTGGTGGACATTGATACGCCACAGCAGCTTCAGAATCCCGTCGTGAAGCTCTTTGCCTCCTGCGTCGAGATAGCCGGGGCCCCAAATGTCTGTTTCGCGTTCATCGAGGTGGAACAGCACTACTGGGTACTTGAACCCTGGGGTAGGATTGTCGCCTGTCCAGAGCATTTCCCTGCCGGAATAGATGGTGAGCTTTTCGCCGAAGTCGTGATAGACTTCCCACACTTGGTACTGATCTTCGACGTAGTGGGCCTTGGCTCCCTCGAAGAAACTCTTCCTCTCGTTGCCGGCCTCGCGTTCCATAATCCGCATGTCTGCGGTAGGCCATACGCGCTCTACCAAGTCCTTGTGCATGACGTTGCGCAAGGCCACATAGGAACAATCCTCCAGGGAGTCGGCATCAGGATCGGGGAAAATGCTGTAGGGGCTAATATATGCTACGCGGGCATGCCCCACGTCCAAGTCGCCGCTGGCTGGGGTTGCGCCTCGCAGCCAAGTCTGGTCTTGGAATACTTTTAGCGCACCGGTGCCGAAGATGAGCGCGTTCTTATACACCTTCTCTAGTTCCCGGTGGATGCGCATTTCGTGCCAGAGGGACTGTAGATATATCTGAAGAGACCGGGCCACATCATCGTGATTTTCGTCGTAGGCAGCGACATACCAAGTCGGGGAGGTGTCCAGCAGGATGGGGATTACAACGTTGATCGTCTGCCGAATGAGGTTCAGCGTGACCTGCTCTTCCTCTACCCAAGGCGGGTCACTTATAAAGTCTTTCCACATATCGCCGTTTACATAGTCTTGGTGTTCTTCCCACGTAGACTCGATGACATCTTTCGCGTCTTGGGCTTCTTCTACCTTGTTAGTGAGATCATTGAGGAGTTCGTCGGGTTTAGCCGGGAGTTCCCAGGTCGGGGCAGGGAGAATCTGCTCCTCCATTTCCGGTCGCCAGTTTTGGTCATCAGAGACGAAGGACACGCTTGCGCCTCCTTCCAGGCGAACCACTGATTTCCAGGTGCAATCCCTTCTTCAGCATATCCATTGTAACAGATAGTTCACCGTTTTGCAATGCTTTGCGATCTTTGTCATCAAGTTCGTCAAGAGAGTTGAGTGGGCCCGTGCGTCTGACGGGCGGCGGGGTCTCCTCGCCGATGTACCCGAACCTCGCCGCAATGTCCACGGCCATACACAGCGCGTCCACCTCGTCGTCCCATGTCCCCTTCGGGAACCGAATCAGTTGTTCTTCGAGCGTAGAGTTTTTTAGGTGCGCAGGAAGTCGGACGGTTCCAGCTTCGAATCGGGGCTGGAGGGCCGTGACGACTTGGATTTCCTTCCGCGGTCGCCAGTGGACAAACTCGCAGGCCGGCCAAATGTTTCTCTTTTGGCTCTCTTCCGTAATGCCTTGTTCGACAGCCGCCCCACTGCCCATCGCCTCAATCTGAGAACACACCGGATCGTGCTTCTCGTACAGCTCAAAGAACTTTTCCACCTGCTTGCTGAACGTCCACCGCCCCACTTCTCTGTCTATTGTATGAATTATGCCCAACTTGTCAATACCTACAACATAAATGGCACAAAAATCTTCACCTTGCCCCGTCGAAGGGTCCATGCCTATGTACTTCGTCAGGCCGTCGGGAATGTCATCTACGCTCTCCCACGAACGGTCCACCCAGGTGCGCTGGATCGTGGAGTATTCAGCGGGAACAGGGTCATTGAGGTACTGCGCCGAGAACTTCATCGGCATCATGGCGTCCAACTGGGCCTGCAAACGCTCTGGCGGCCACTCCTCCGGGAACAAAGACCACCCATTCTTGAAGTCCATCGTGGGATTGCCCGCGTCATCATAGGCAGCGGGACGTTCATAGAGGAAAAACTCGTCGGCGTGGTTGCGTTTTATGTCCCCGTGGAGGTCATAATCCGCATATCTGGTCCCAATATTGACAATTCTGCCCCGTTCCTTCCGCAAAGGTGACAACATGGCAAAAAAGTCCACAATTTTCTGCGCTTTTCCGCGAGTAGCTACATTTTGGTCAGAAACAAGGTCATCACAGAATATCCAATCGTAGTGTCCGCTCTCTGGAGTGCCGCCAGCAGCCATCGCCAGGATTGAGTTCTCCTTCACGACCCCTCGGACCTCACGCAGGACGTTCACACGGTCGGCAGTCCACAGATTCCCAGGCCGAAGCCCCGGATACAGCGACCGAAGAACCGGGTTATTGTCTATGTGGTTCTTGATCGCGGCCAGAAAACCCTTCGCCTGGTCCTTGAACGTCGCCCCAACGAGTAAAAAGGTCTGATTCGGGTCACGGGCAAGTTCCTGGAGAATGGCCGCGGTGGTAATGAGTGAGGTCTTGAAGTGATCACGCGGGACGAGCATGTGCAGGCGCGACTTCCCGTCCCAATCCCCCTTGAACACCGCCGCCATGTCCATGTGCAGCGAGAAGTCAACCTCTGGCCCGTTCTCCGACAGCTTCCCTCGCCGGGCAAACGGCCCCCCCATCGGCTCTACCCCCATCCGCGTCATCCCCAACACTACCGTTGCGAAGAAGTAGAGATCCTCCAGCCCCAACCGCCGCCACTTCTCAACGTCTTCCCATACCTGCCCGCGGAACGTCTCTTCGACTGAGTTCAACCCGTAGAGCCTCAGTACCCTCGTCAGTTGCCCCGCTCCGCTCTCCATCGGGGAGGTCAAGGATTGCTCTGGCCGCCGCGATCGCCGTCCGCTCATCTTCCGCCTCCAATAGCTCCTCCAGCCTTTGTAGTGCCCGCGCCTTCGCTGTTGCTACGTCCATACCTCTCATTATAACCCCCGCCTCCTCCTTGTCAACCCCCAATACAATTTTTGTGGGCGAAAATGCCCTCCCCCTTTCTGAATGGATGAATAACTTATATCCAAGTGTACCCCTACCCCCTACCCCCCTACCCCCCCTATAGCATACCATACACCGGAGGGTAGAGAAAAGGTCGGAGGGTGTCGCCAGAAACGACACCACAAGGACTACCACCACTTCACCCACCACATGCGCGCGCGCTGAAACGGACGTTCAACGAGCCGGTTTCCTGGCCTATGTGCATTTCCGACTTTTCCCCAAGTTATCCACCGACTTTTCCACCGATTGCACCAAGGCACGCATGCCACTTTTCCACAAGTTATCCACCGACTTTTCCACCGGCTATCACGCACCAGCCCGGATTCGCTTGCCGGGTTCCCACCCCGGGGCTTGGCCGGCTATTCGACAAGCGAACCGAAGGCCTGGCCGGCCATTCGACAAGCGCAAAAATCGAAGGCCCGGCCGGCGGCGCGGAAACAATGTTACGGGCTTTTTTCGCCTCCTGCGCGACCCTGCCATGCGAAGAGGGTAGTATCAACCGTATTAACAGTAATTCTTCCAAAATGCTACCAGAGCGTGACACGTAAACTACAAAAACCCGAAACTTTCCAGATTTCTTTACTGCACATGACGAGGCAAGGGGCTCAGATGTAACGGGGCCGCTGTTTATGCGGGTCCGTTACACG